GTCACAACAGAAATCAGGGTACAATGAAATCAATGAAATAAAATTGTTTGAGGGAAGTTCAGTATTGTGGGGTGCAAACGCTAATACACCAACAGTTGGAGTTAAAAGTCAGATTAAGTCAACTCTAGTTGATGAGATGGGTAAAACCATTAAGTCATTGAGAAATGGACACTTTACTGATGAAACATTCGAATTGTTAGAACTTAAACTCAAGCAATTACAACAATATCTATCTGAAATGGAAGATGAAGAGTCAATCTCTCCTGAGCCAACCGCTGAAGAAGCATTGCCAACTGAGGAAGAAGATCCGATGATTTCCGTAGAAATAGAAATAAACAAATATTTACAATCATTTAAAATTTTCAACTAATGGTAGAAGAAATTAAAAGTGCATTCGAAGGCATTAAATCCGAAGTAAACGGAGCAATCGAAAGTGCAAAGGCTGATAATGCTAGTGCATTAGAAAGCGTAAAGGCTGAATTAGAAGCTACTAAAGCTTCAATTACAGTTGTTAAGGATGAAATCGAAAAATTGGAAGCAAAACAAAATCGTGTTAAAATGAATCAAACAGAAGTAAAAGGGTTTAATGCTACCCTTGCAGAAGCTATCGAACAAAATGGTGATAGCTTAGCGAAATTAGCTCGTGGTGAACAAAAGCGTTCAAGCTTTATCTTGGATACAAAAGCAGTTGGTAATATGACTGAAGCCGTTAACCTTACAGGTGACATCACTCGTCAATATGCTAATCAAGTAGAAGCTTATTACCAATCGGTAGTTTATCTCAAGGTTTATTTACTTTCCCTTACGAAAGTGGTGGAGAAGGTGCACCTGCAACTCAAACTCAAGGTTCTGCTAAAGCTCAAGTTGATTTTGATATTACAATGAAAGATGCAGCAGCTCAGTACATCGCTGGTTATGTTCGTATCTCTCGCCAAATGTTAGATGATATACCTGCTATGACTTCTTTCTTACAATCTCGTTTGTTAGAGAAGTATTTAGTTGCTGAAGATGCTCAAATTTTAAGTGGTGATGGTACTGCTCCTAACTTACAAGGTATCCTTCCTGTAGCTACTGCTGCAACTGGTGCTGCTACTGTAGATGTTGAGCAATTAGTTCAAGCTATTGCTCAGTTAGAAACTTCTAACTATTCTGCAACAGGTATTTTAGTTAACCCAACTGATTGGGCTGCTATCATGAATACTAAGAATACTAACTCTGCTTACACTTTACCTGCTTCTACAGTTGTTACTACTGATGGTAGTGTATCTATCGCTGGTATCCCTCTTTACAAATCAACTGCAATCGCAGTAGATAAGTTTGTAGTAGGTGACTGGTCTATGGGTGCTCAAATCATGCAAAATCAAGGTATCTCAGTTCAATTCTCTGAATTTGATTCTGATAACTTTACAAAGAACATGATTACTGTAAGAGTTGAAGCTCGTATCGCTTTACCTATCTATTACGCAGGTGCGTTTATTTATGGTGATTTTGGTAATGTTGCTTAATCTTTAATTAGATTTACAATACAAGGGATAGCCTAGAAAGCTATCCCTTTTTGTTTACACTAAATTTTAGTTATTTTTGTAAAAATTAGCATAATGCAGATACTAAGAGATGTAACGACTACAGTAGCCCCTTCGGCAACAATCGTTACCTTACAGACCGCAAAGGATTATTTAAGAGTAGATTATAGCGAAGATGATACTTTGATTACTAACCTTATAGAAACCGCTAGGATCAGATTAGAGCAGTACGCTTCAGTTGCTATGACTGCTAGAACCCTAAAGGTAGTAGCTTATGTAGATGAGTTTATAGAGCTTCCTTATGCTCCTATAAACAGTATTACATTGGTAGAATATTGGGATGGTGCTGCATGGGTAGCAATGGTACTTGGGGATTATAGAGTTATAGGTGATACCTACAAAAAGGTTTATTTTAATTCACCTCTTATGAGTGACTTTAGATTCACTTATACTTGTGGATATGCGACTACTCCAGAGTCTATGAAAACGGCTTTGTTGAAGATGGTAGGTGATTTGTACGAATACAGAGAATCAAGTGTTGAAAGCTCTAAGCCTTCAGCTAACTTAACAACGGCTTACGAACTAATGAAACCTTACAAAAGGGTAAGTATTATTTTCTAATGATAGGACAACTAAGAAATAGGATTACATTTAATACTAAAACAAGCGTTTCTGATAGTGCAGGAGGGTTTGTGAATACTTTAGTACCATACTACACTTGCTGGGCTGAATTGGTCAATAATACCAATAGCAGAACTAATATAACAGGTAGGGATAGTATTAATGATGGAGTTACATTTAGGATTAGATATACAACAGGCAAGACATTTACTAATGCTCTTGTAATAACTTGGAAATCAAGGACTTATATGATTAACTCTATTATTAACGAAGCCGACTTGAATCAATATTATTTAATAGGTTGTGCAACACTTAAGTAATGGCAAAGTTTAAAGTAAGCATTTATGGAGTAGATCAAATTATTAAAAGATTTGATGCAGCTCCTCAAACTATGTATAATCAATCTAAGGCAATTATAGATGAAACTGTCAATGAAATGGCTACCAAGGCATATCAAAAGGCATCTAACCTACCAATTATCAATCCTAATTCAAAGTATAAAAGAACTAATAAATTAGCTAATTCAATTAGACAAACTAAGTATAGTCCAGGAAAAGGAGCAAGTGTAAGTGCAGGAAACGCTAGTGTTAAATATGCTGCTTATGTAGAATTTGGAACAGGACAAGGTTATGGGATACCTGTTTATCCAAATATAAATATGAATAGTTTAGAGGCTTACGCTGCTAAATTTAAACGAGGCAAAAGACTAATCGGTATGCCATATAGGCCTTATATGTTTGATTCTTATAGTGAAGTGTTTACAGGCATGATTAAAAAAATGAAGTCAATTAAGATATAAATATATTTCATTAAATTTGTACCAAAATGAAGGACTGCGGATATACATTAAGGAAAGCTTATTACGATAAGTTTATCTCGGCTTCCTACTCATTAGCTGCTTATGATACCATAGCACCTGACACAGTAGAACCGCCTTATTTGATTATCAGTAGTCAAACACAAGTGGACAATAGTAATAAACAAAGCTTTGCTTATAATGTTACTATCCAATTTGACATAGTATATAGGACTTTTAAAGCAGGGGAAGTAGGACAAAAAACTGTTGATACTTATGCAAATGAGTTATTAGAAATAGTAGGTGTTAGGCCACCAAGCTACCCTAGTACTGCACCTGACTTTAAAATAGTGACTTCTAAGATTAGTAGTAATATTGCTACCTTTGACTATGTGGATGAGGCATATGTGTTTAGAAGGGTGATAACAATGGATCATTTCGTGAATCAATTAACATAAAAGAAAAATAAAATAAAATGGCAACAACAAGTGTATTTAACGGAACTTCATTAGTGGTTCTAATTGGAACTGAAGTAATAGCATTTGCGACTTCATGTTCTTTAAGCATTGCTATCGATGCTCCTGATGCTTCTACTAAACAAAGTTTAGGATGGGCTGATGAGATTGGTGGACAAAAGTCTTGGTCTTTAACAACTGATGGATTGGCTACAGTAGTACCTGGTGCAGTTGCTACTTACATAAGCACAACTGAATTATCTAATTTAGCAATCGCTAGAACTGCGGTTACAGTTAAGTTTACTACAGTAGATAACTCAACAGTTGGTGGTGTAACTCCAGTAACAGGTGATACTATTTATTCAGGTTCAGCATTTATTGAGAGTGTAGATATGACCGCTGATATGGAGAACCCAGTTACTTACTCAGTTTCTTTCAAAGGAACAGGAGCATTAACTATCGGTACTAACGCATAGTAAAAACAAACCAAACAAACCAAACATATGAGAGGACAATTTGAACTAACTCTTTCCGATGGAAAGAAGATACCGATGCGTTTTTGTACTTGGAGTCTTAAAAGATTCTGTCAATTACAAGGGATAGGGCCTTCTGACATAGGGGATGCTTTAAGTGGCAAAGATTCACTTGATGCTATTGTTAACTTACTGAAATCGGGTGCAGAATATCCATTATATTCTCAAGGAATCACTCCAAGCTTTACAGAGATGGAAGTGTGTGATTGGATAGATGATATTGGAGGAATGGGTGGACAAAAGTTCCAAGATGTGATGTCAGCACTTGCAGAAAGCATGAATAGCGGTATAGAAGATAAGCCAACAAAGTCAAGTAAAAAAGATGGAGTAAAAAAAAATTAGAGTGGATTGACATAGAAAGATATACAATGGGGGAGTGCAAAGTGCTTCCCCATTTGTTTTGGGAGATGACCATGGCTGAATTAGATTTTGTGTGGTATGGATATAGGCATCAAGAAGAACAAGAATGGGTTAGAACTAGATGGCAGACAACATTACTAATAAACATTCAATTACCAAAAGGTAAGAAAGTTAAGCCACAAGAGCTTATTGAATTAGACTGCGATACTCGTAACTTTGTAAAGCAAAGAGTAATGACAGAAGAAGAATTAAAAGCGGTTTTAGAAAAATATAAAATTGTTAAACCTATAATATAATGGCAGATAATCAAATAGTTAAGGTAGTCTTTGACTTTGATCTAGGGAATGTTCCTGCATCAACAAAAGCTTTTACTAAATACATGGAAAGTGTAGGCCTTGCCATAAAACCTACAAAAGCTAGTGCAGATGCCCTTGCTGCAAGTTACAATCAATTATCTCTTGCTCAAACTAAAGCAGGTAATACTGCCGCTGCCGCAGGTAATCAGATTAAAAAATCAAATATGCAATGGACAAACCTTGCATTAGTATTACAAGACTTACCTTATGGATTTAGGGGTATTCAAAATAACCTACCTGCTCTTATGGGAGGGTTTGCAGGATTAACAGGGCCTATTTATTTAGCTGGTTCTGCACTTATTGCCTTTTTTACTGCATGGGATAACGGGATGATTAAGTTTGGTAATACAGTAAAATTAACA